TTGAAAACTTCTGTTCTCATTCAGAAATTAATGGAAATTGACAAAACTGTGCCATTCGATGCGGACGTAGTGACCGGTGAGGAATGGTGGCCAACCCCTATTTCTCGTGTTTATCACAATCCGCCACATACCTATGTAGAATTTGAAACAGGTGAACAATCGCCAGATGATCCTGACGAGCTAAGTATTTATAGCGAATTAGAAATTCGTGCACATCAAATGATGCAAATTAGAGATTTTGTGCAATCTAACAAGGGGCTGAAGCCTGAAGAAATTGTTTCGGAAATAAACGTTCAAATTGAACGTCTGAGAGCAATGGCTGAGGCAATTTTGAAACAATAATTCATGTTCTATGTTCTTCATACCGGCAGTGGGTTCAACTCCCGCCTGCTCCACGAATCATGATAGGACAGTGATAGTACATCACCTGCAATAACAGGAAGTTAGCAGTCTCAGCAGGACACCGACCTGACGGTGAGGGGGCAAAAAAGGATACACAAAGGAGCCGCGGCTCCAGAGTGACATGAAAGCCCGCTGATGCGGGCTTTTTGGTTTTTCTTCACCAGCAAGCAAACCGCTGTATCATGGCAGTATGAAGGTGAGCTAAGGATAAGCTTTTGTATCAGCTCAATGTTCATATAAAAACATTTCGAACTTTGGTGAACAAAACTACATAGGGATAACTTTATGTCTCTTCGTTTCAGACAAACCTTTACTCTGTTTCCTGGCGTTAGGCTCAACATTGGCAAGCGTGGAATAAGCGCAAGCATTGGCGTGCCTGGCGCAACTGTCAATGTTGGGAAAAAAGGAGTCAGAGCGACCGTCGGACTACCAGGCACAGGCTTATCTTATACTACACCTACCCTGCCCTATGATGATGGGCGCTCAGTTACTAATCCATTAAATCCAGCCTCTACAGAACCTCATTTGGGAATGCCCGAGGCATCCCCAAGTAACACACCATCGAACGCTAAAATATATATGCCAATGGCTGGCATGAATGAAATATCCAGCGCTTCGGTAGACGTCCTGACGAGCACCTCCCTTTTACCTTTACGGGATTTGATTGCTAAAGCGCGAGCACAAAGGGCAGAGATAAAAGCAGATCTGCAAGAGGCTCTTGCTGAAGAATCAAAACAAAAGAGCGAGCTGGTTCGACGCAAATCAAGTCTATTCCGTTGGTTTTACAAACGACGTATCGCAGAACTTGAGACAGTACTCCCCCGAACCCAAGCAGAGATATCTCGCCTAGTATCCTGGGAAGACAACACAAAAATAGCCATAACATTCGAGAGCAGTGATACTTCACAGCGCGCATATGCAGCGATGGTTCGTGCATTTGATATGTTAAAATCTAGCGTCAAAAAATGGGATATTACTGCAGATAAAGCTACAGACCAGTTTGCCGAAAGAACATTAGCAACCCGTACTGTTAATCGTCACCCAGTTACCTTTGATTTCAGTTCAACGGAACTCATTCAATTCACAGGGCGCGCGATGCGGTTTGAAAATGTGAATGGTGACGATATTTTGCTTTATCCTGGTGTTGCAGTCATACCACGAGCTGATGGGGCGTTCGCTCTGATTGATTTACGCGAATTACAAATCAGTTCAGAATATCGAAGATTCCATGAGGAAGAAGGTGTTCCCAGTGACTCAAGCATAGATGGGTATACATGGGCGAAAACGAATAAGAATGGCTCGCCAGACCGTCGTTTTAAAGACAACTACCAAATCCCTATTTGCATTTATGGAAATATTACTTTCCATTCTCAAACAGGGGTAACTGAAGAATATATGGTATCAAATGCAGATGCCGCGCAAGCCTTTGCTGAGGCAGTAAAACGCTATCAAATCTCACTCACAGAAACTGAAGCGTTGGTACAGGCCTAACTTATCTCAAATATGGGGTGTCGGGGGGGGCGGAGGTTCAAATCCTCTCGTGCCGACTAAAAAATCCTCTAAGAACCAGCCTGTTACGGCTGGTTTTTTATACCTGCTTTCTGAGCAGGGAAGCTCCGGGGAATAATGCCGTCAAATGTTGTCTCTGAATTGCTATTGAACACAATGATTAAGGAACCTCTTCACTTTCGGAATTCATCAATTAACAAAACCATCATTCCGATTTACCTTACAAATTCCTTTTAAATCTTTACCGGTGCGCACCACTTTTTCTACCTACCCTATACTTTCAGTCTGACTCTAGCTGGAGGTTTCTATGTGTGGACGTTTTGCACAATCTCAAACCCGTGAAGAATACCTTGCCTATTTGGCTGATGAAGCCGATCGCGACATTCCATATGACCCGGACCCCATCGGACGTTTTAACGTCGCGCCAGGCACCAAAGTTCTGCTTCTGAGCGAACGTGACGAGAAACTCCATCTTGACCCAGTTATCTGGGGATACGCCCCCGGGTGGTGGGATAAACCGCCACTGATTAATGCACGCGTTGAAACTGCAGCCACCAGCAGAATGTTCAAGCCTCTGTGGCAGCATGGCCGGGCTATCGTATTTGCGGATGGTTGGTTTGAGTGGAAGAAGGAAGGTGACAAGAAACAACCCTATTTTATTCACCTGGCAGACGGTCAGCCGATTTTTATGGCGGCGATCGGCAGCACACCATTCAAACGTGGAGATGAAGCCGGAGGTTTCCTGATAGTGACAGCTGCGACCGACAAAGGCCTAGTAGATATTCATGACCGTAGGCCACTGGTTTTGTTACCGGAAGCGGCCAGGGAGTGGATGCGTCAAGATGTAGGAGGGAAGGAAGCCGAAGAGATAACTGCTGACGGAACTGTGCCCGCTGACAAGTTTATCTGGCACCCAGTGTCACGCGCAGTTGGAAATCCTAAAAACGATGATCCAACTCTAATCATTTCTTTAATTTAGTTTAATATCATACAATTCTTCCTTAAAATGCCTTTCAACATTTAATCTTAAAAACATGGAGTAAGTAACATTATGGGAAATTCTATTTCATCATTTATTACAAAGTTAGTTCCACTAATCAATAAAGAACGAGAAGGTTTATTGTTTATTGACGGGCGTTGGGGTTCTGGTAAAACATACTTCATTCATAACAAGCTAAAATCTTATTATTCCGATCTGCCTATTTTTTACATTTCATTATTGGGAATAACATCCCTTGCTGATTTCAAGTCAAAAATAATTGAATGTTACTATCTTGAAGGCGCTGAAAACCTTGCAAATGATTTTAATTCTTTAGCTGATGGCGTCAGTTTACTCAGGGGGGAACCCGATGAGTCAGGGGTTTTAAGATCATTTTTTAATTCTATAGGCACAAGTGTAAAAGGAAAGGTATTATCCAATTTATCAGGATTGTTTATTCTTGATGATATTGAACGTATGAACGACAACGAACTAACATCCAATATATTGAATTACTGTCACTCTTTATATTTTCAAAGAGAAAATCGATCATTAGACTTTATAGTTGTAGGAAACACCACGAAGGAAGCAAATTTTGAAATAAAACATAAGGAAAAAATAATCTCAGATACCATTTCATTTGAGTTAAATCATCAAGACTTATCAGAAACAATCACACCAAATCTAATTTCTTTCCCTGATGATGATAAAAAACTATTTCTTAAGATAATTGAACGCCAAGAACTTTCTAATCTTAGAATAATAAACAGATGTATTAACAAAATCGAACCACTTTTCAAATACATAAATTCAAACCCAGATAAAATATGGGCTGTTCGCTCTGAAGATATTATCGAATGTATTACTTCAAGTATCATACTACAATTCCAACTTAAAAAGAGCATTGATGAGTTAAAAGAGAAAAAACCAGAAAATTATTTATTCACCATCGATGATGATGCGACTTACGCTGAGAAAAACTTATGGGATTCATATCGTAAATATGCAGTACCCAACGTCGTACGTGAGTATAGCATGGGACTTGAATCTGTAATGACCGTACAAGATTATATATTTTCAGAACCTAAGAAAATAACTATTGACTACATAGCAACCGCAGATCGCCCCCATACATTCGATATTGACGAAACCTCACTACAACAATACTTACTAGAAGTCATAACCAGAAATAAAAATGTCACAGTTACCACATGGCTATTGGTTGTAAACAACTACCTATTCCTAACTAAATATGAATATCTTGCAGCATCACCTTCCATCACTCATAGTTTTATCGAACAAAAAGCAAATGAATTTAGCATTGATGATATATCTATATTTATAGATGAAAAAGGAGGGATTGACAACCTACGTCGTTATGGAACTTCTTCGCTTTATGGTAATCCATACATTAGCTTGTTCATTAAGAAATATGAATTATATGATACAAATGAAAAAATTAATACGTTGCGTAACATTATTGAAAAAGATGGATGGTATCATGTTAACGTTAGTGACCATATAGATAACATTGATCATAACTCAAAATATAAGCCCTTGGAAATTATTGGCACCTCTTTTCTCGCAAAACACATATTGACCACATGGAAACCAATAGACATTGAATCTTTTGAGTCTTATTTACAAAATTTGTACAACTTTAATAACATTAAAGATTTCTTATCTGGAGAAAAATTTCACCTAATGAAACTGGAAATGTTAACGAGTATATTTTTATCGTCACACAGACCAAGTCTTAAATTCGGCGCATTAAAAAGCCTTAACCATAAATTAAATGAGATCCTAAGCCGTCTTTAGTAACTTCATAATGAGGTCGATTATTTGACCTTATTATTTAACCCTTAATAGATCAGCATAGCGTGTTGTGTATCGCGGCGATAGCATTTCACGCTTCATCTGCCACTGCTGCTGTATACCCTGCCCAGCAAAGTAGAGTGTGCCCCTTCCATCTTTAGCGTTCAGATGATCCAGAACTTCCATCAATTTCTCACTACCCCGGCGCGGCGCATTATCATCGAACAGATTCAACTGGGCGATGCCCTGACTGAAGAAGTCCCCCAGCATTACCCCGGCTTTCTGATATCGGTGTCCGTCTTTCCATATTGCATCCAGACTCCTCGTCGATGCTGCAATGATATCCCGGCTGTCCTGTGTCGGGGTGAGCAGCTTCACCGACGCGCTGTTACCGTAGTACGGTTCGTTCAACGCAAAGGGTGACGTTTTAACAAAAGTAGATATGAAGCGGCAATACTGATGCTCTCCACGTAACTTTTCTGCTGCGCGCGAGGCATAACTGCAGATGGCCTGTCGCATAGCGTCATAATCCGTAATACGTTCCCCGAATGATCTGGAACAGACAATTTCCTGCTTTACGGGGGCAAATTCCTCCAGTTCAAAACAGGGTTCGCCGCGCAGTTCGCGCACCGTTCTCTCGAGGACAACATTGAAGTGCTTCCGGATAAAACGAATATCGGTATCAGCCAGCTCCAGAACCGTTTTAATCCCCATAGCCTCCAGCTTTTTGCTGATACGGCGCCCTACTCCCCATACTTCATCAACCGGAAGTGCAGCCATCAGTTTGCGCTGGCGATCCAGGTTAGATAAATCCACCACCCCACCCGTTTGTCTCTGCCATTTTTTGGCAGCATGATTCGCCAGTTTCGCCAGAGTCTTTGTCTGGGCAATACCAACGCCAACCGCCAGCCCTGTATTTTGATAAACAGCATCTTTTAATTCCCGCCCAAAATCCTCCAGAACACGACAATTCCTTACACCAGCAAGATCACAGAATGCCTCGTCTATCGAATAAATTTCGCAGCGTGGCGACAACGCCTCCAGCGTGAACATTACCCTGCTGGACATATCCGCATACAGTTCATAATTGCTGCTGAAACAAACCACGCCGTATCGACGGAATAAGTCCTTCTGCTTAAAATACGGATCCCCCATTTTCACACCAACCGTTTTGGCTTCAGCGTTACGGGCAATAACACAGCCATCGTTGTTTGAGAGAACCACAACCGGCCTTCCTTTGAGATCTGGCCGGAACGCAGTCTCACAACTGGCATAAAACGAGTTCACATCAACCAGAGCAAACATGTTCAGCTGGCCGCTTTAACGATAAACGTCACAACGCCAAAGATATCCAGCGTGTCTTCGCTGTTTATCATAATGGCCGCATACGCACTATTTTCAGGAACAAGCATGACGCTCGGGTGCAACTGCAGACGTTTAACAGTGAACTCCCCGTCTACAGCAGCGATAACGATATCTCCATGCGCAGGCTTTCTTGATCGATCGACCACCAACAAATCACCATTACTGATCCCCGCCCCATTCATGGAATCGCCGGACGATTTCACAAAATATGTAGCGCTGGGGTGTTTCACTAACAGTTCATTTAAATCAATACGTTTTTCAACGTAGTCATGCGCCGGAGATGGAAAACCACAGGGAACAAGATCGCTGAACAAGGGGAGCCCAACTATCTGTCGCAGCTCTGCTGGTGAATAAAACATCATAATAAACTCACTCACATTGATACTGTTTATATATACAGTATATACTGACGTTATACACAGTAAAGAGGAGTTAAAGCATGTTCGTGGAACTCGTTTATGACAAAAGGAATTTTGATGGTCTGCCCGGTGCAAAAGATATCATTCTGGGTGAATTGACTAAGAGAGTTCACCGGATCTTCCCCGATGCTGAGGTTCGGGTTAAGCCGATGATGACACTGCCAGCGATCAGCACCGACGCTAGCAAGCACGAGAAAGAGCAGATAAGCCGTACTGTTCAGGAAATGTTTGAAGAGGCTGATATGTGGCTGATTTCAGATTAAACACATTGAATTGTCATACCGGGCAAGTACAATCTGCGCCGGCTGGCAGTCATTCCATACTCGCAATATCGAACAAACGCCAGTCAGTCGCAGTGACGTTCTTGCATACGACGTGACTGCGGTTATTAGCTCTGGTTTCTTTTACTTCAGCACTCGAATATTTTTCACATCAATATTCATACCGTCCCAGTCCCGATCGACTTCCACCCTCTATATCAAGTAACCTTATATCGTCTAAATATTCCAGTACATTTCACGCTGACACCGTTATTACTCTGCAGGCATTGTCGGCCACTCGATATCCGGTGCAGAGCCGGTATCTGTGGCTTCCAGTGCCTCAATATAGTCCAGCACCGCATCAAGACGGGCTGCATCACTTCCCGACAGTCTCCGCCCTGCACGTAACTTCAGCTGAATCAACTCCACCGACGCCATTGCTGCATCAATCAGTGACTGCCGCTGTGTTTCTGCCACTTCCACTGCAGCGCAGCGTTGAGCTTCCGTATCCGTCACCCATTGCTCACCATTCCATTTATCGTATGGCGTTGATGGGGGAATGGTGGTTGTGTTTTCAGGATAATCCCCTGGGACAGTGATTTTTTTTGATTCTCCTGTCCCGGTGTCGTAGACAATTTCCCCCCGATGATCCGGCACATATTCCCATGCACTTAAATCTGCCGTGCGGCAGACGACATATCCTGCCAGGGGGACGTCAGGTGCATCCGGACACGAACCGGCAGGAATACCCACCCCCACAGCAAGGTATTCCGTCGATGCCGACAGATATTCCCGCGTGACGCGGTCATAGTTATAAACGGTTATATACCCTTCTTCTGTGGCAATAAACTCACCGTTTAATACCGCCTTATTCATCATGCAGCCCTCACAATATAGTTAAATGCAATATTACGGGGTCGGGTTTCCCACTCTCCGGTTGAATCAATCCCACTGATTTCTCCGCCATTGGGTTGCTCAATGTAATCAGCAAATGCTCCACTGGTGCCTCCGCTGATACTGATATACCTGTCGTCACCCGCACGACCGGTGCTGATGAATAACCGGTGTGAGTGATATTCAATGGCATGTTCCTGACTACTCAGCAGTGTACGTCCGGCATCAACACCACGACCATCATCCCAGCCACGGATAAACTCGCCCCGCAAATCCGGTAATCGTCCTGTCGGGAAAACTTTCGCCAGCGCCGGGTAGGCTTCAGCAGAAAATGACGCACCGTTACATTTCAGCCAGCCTGCCGGTGGTGTGTGTAACGGCCACGGGAGCGGGATACCTGCCGGAAAGGGCTCGCCACCTTCCAGTCCCAGGTATTTCAGCACCTCATTTTTCGAGTTCTGACCAATTAACACCCGCCCGACCGCCGTCAGATTTGCCAGTGCCATAGTGTTTCTGTCATTGAAATAAGGCAACTTATTACCGGCAGCGGCCAGCCCTGATAAGGACGTCAGTATTTCGTTAAGCGGCTGTTTACCTGCCAGCAAATTCGTCATCGTTGTCGCAAAGTTCGGGTCATTACCCAGCGCTGCCGCCAGCTCGTTCAGTGTGTCCAAGGCTTCAGGAGATGAACCAACCAGTGCAGCTATCAGTTTGCGCACAAACGCCGCGTTCGCCGTTTCCAGACCAGATGCATCGTCCGGTGGGGTTGGTGTGGTGGGCGTCCCGGTGAAGGCAGGGCTGTCCAGGGGTGCTTTCGTCTTCGTCTCATCCATAACGATTTTGACGGCCTTTGGTGTGACTGCAAGTGTTTCAGATGTACTGTCGGTAGAACTGCTGAGTTGCACTATTCCCTTTTTTGTCGTGCTCGCATCCTCAAGCCCCACTGCGGATGCAATATCCTCTGCACGTTTTGCCGCATTCTCCGAACGCGTTGCTGCAGACTCTGCCGCACTTTTACTCCGCGCAGCCTCCGCCGCGCTGTCTGCCGCCTCTGTCGCCTTCGTGGATGCCTCGCTGGCCGACAACGCTGCCGCCGTTTCTGAGCCTGCTGCAGCTGAGGCGCTCTGTTCCGCTGCCGTTTCAGAGGACTTAGCGTTAGTTTCAGACGTTTTTGCCACCTTCGCGGCATTTCCTGCCGCCGTTGCCGAGGAAGCTGCACTACTGGCGCTTGATGATGCGTTCGTTTCTGATGATTTTGCTGCCTCTTTTGAGGCCGCCGCATCCCGGGCTGAGATGGCGGCTTCTGACGCTTTCGTGGTCGCTGTGGATGCAGATGTAGCTGCTGATTGTTGTGACGCCGCGGCATTCGTTTCTGACGTTTTTGCAGCTGCGGCACTGGTGGCCGCTGCATTTTTGGATGACTCTGCAGTTGTGGCACTTTTTGACGCTTCTGTGGCCTTTATTGATGCCGTTTCAGCACTGGAAGAGGCTAACTGTGCTGACGACAACGCAAGTCCGGATGAGGTGCTGGCTGCCCGAGCTGAATCTGCAGCATCAGTTGCATGGGTTGCAGCCTGCCCGGCAGATGCGCTGGCATCGCTGGCTGATTTCTTTGCATCAACTGCATACTGTGACGCTGATGCTGCATTTCGCGCTGCCTCTTCCACCATTTGCTCAAAGCGGCGGAGTGCCTCAGGACGCACATCATCCTCAGAAAGTGCACCAAGAAAGTCATTCAGTGTGCCGGGCTTAGAGTCCTCATAGACAGTTATCATCCCTGCATGAGCAGGAGGATAACCTTCGACAAGCAGGATGACGCTGTACTGGCCATACTCAACGTCCATAGCGTAACTCCCGGCCTCATCCGGATTTTCCGAGGCTACTGTATTCACCACCACCGTAGTGCTGTTCCGTTTCGCTTTCAGTTGAATAGTGCAGTTCTCTATGGGCTTTCCTGCACCGTCTTTAAGTACGCCCGAAATGTGTACCGGCATAATTACCCCATAAAAAAACCCCGCCAGTGCGGGGCTAATAACTGAACTGATATCATTCCCCTCGCTGAAGGACGGGAAGGATGCAAGGGCACACTCAGGCAAGAGTGATACCTGTGGATGCTTTTTTAACCACCATAACAACCAGGTCGCTTATCCAGGCTGAAGGGTTCCATTTATTACTGCTTCTGGAAGAAACCGAAAAAGTCATCGTGACATGTCCCCTTCCGGCGGGCATATCAATCACCCCGGAGTAGGTCGACGTTCTGTCCGTCACACTGTCATTAAATATCTGCACACCATTTTTACGGATATCCAGAGTACAGGTCGTCGTCCACCACCCGTCCGCACTGTCGCTGATGCTGTAGCTACTGGATGCTCCGCAGAACATAACAGGTGGAATGATGATCTGCCTGTCAAACGCCTGATCATCAAATACCGTCAGAGTCAGCGTGCCTGACGGCCAGCCGTTGTTATGGTGTTGTGGATCCACGCCTGCACGCGGAAAACTTTTTGCGACGGCTTTAACAATATCCCCGTCAATCTGATTCGCCGACAGTTTTCCCAGGATCCGGCAGTTCTGATTGATTGTGATATTGTCCAGCGTACCGGAGCTGGCGTTAATGTTGCCGCTGATATCCGCATTTTTAGCGGTCAGCCTTCCGTCCGGCGTCAGTGAGAATGCTGGCGGATATCCGCCGCTGGTAATGGTGGGCGCCGTCAGATATTTCAGGAAGACTTCGTTCATGAATATCTGGTTGCCCTGCGCCACAAACATCGGCGTGGTGTTGCCATTAGCCGGATCAATAAACGCGATTCGGTTTGCCGCCACCAGAAACTGGCTCAGTTTTCCTTCCGGGGTGTCCTCCATGCTGAGGCCAAGGCCGGCAACATAGTGCCTGCCGTCTTCGGTCTGCTCTATTTTGACGCCCCACATGGCATTCCATTTATCGTTGGCGTCTTTCCACTCTTTAGAGAACTGCTCCAGCCTGCTGGCGTTATCCTCTGTCAGTTCGACTTTTTCCAGTAACTCCTGGCCTAAGTGGGATTCCGTTATCTGGCCTTTGAAAAAATCCAGATAACCTTCAGCATCATCGCTGGCTCGACCTGCTTCCTCCACAAATGCTGATTTCCCGACAGTATTTACGCTGCGGATATAGAAATAATAATCCCTGCCGGGCTTAATATTGATACTGGCGGCAATCCAGTACAACGCCGTGCCAAGATAGCGGGCGGTTGTTTCAACCTGCCTGATATCAGCAATCTGCTTTTCCGAGAACCAGAACTCAAACTGTACCGTCGGGTCATAAACGGCAAGATGCGGCGTGGCGGTTATCTGAAAATATCCCGGCGTCAGTTCAATACGCGACGGTGCTGCAGGCGCAGCGATTCTGAAAGAAACCGACGCAGGGCTTCCCTGCTGCCCCCAGGCATTCGCGGCTCTTACTGTCAGCGTGTAGCGCCCCAGCGCCAGCTGTGTAAACCGGTATGTGGTTTCAGTTGTTCTTACCGTAGTGACCAGCCGCTCACTGCCGTCATCCGCTGTCGCTGTCAGACGAAGCATGAAGCTCACACCCTTCACCACTTTCGGGGTTTCCCAGCGCGCCAGCACCAGATATTCCCCGCTGTCTGCGGTGACTTCGGCTGTCAGATGTTGCACCGCGGGCGGCGTGACGCCATTCACCGTGCCACTCTGGTCACCGTCAAAGTGCGCCCCGTTATCCACGATGGCCTCTTTTTCCGGCACATGCTGCACGGCGGTGATGGCATACGTACCGTCATCGTTTTCCCGGATACTCACACAGCGGAACAGACGCTGGCGCAGTGTCGGCAGTTTCAGTCCCCACACGCTGTATTCTGCAACCCCATCAGGAACCCGGCTGACTTTCACCGTCATGCCGTCGGTGACGGACCGGACCTCCACGCTGACCGGATGTCCTTCACCATCAACCAGGCTTATCAGCGTGGTTCCGGAAGACGGCAGCGTGATTTCACGGTCGAGCGTCAGCGTCCGGGTCTGGCTGTTCACCGCCAGAACACGCCCGCCAGTACTGATCCCGGCATAGTCATCATCGCAGATTTCAATGACGTCCCCCGGCACATGGCGAAGCCCTTCAGCCCCCACGCTGAAGTCCACCGTCTGGGTTTCCAGCAGCTCCGTTTTTATCAGCCACAGCCCGGCGCGGTGCGCCTGTCCCCGGCTGGTGCAGCCAAAGGCATCCATCTTCGTAACGTTGCGCCCGTAGCGGAGAATAGCCTTCGTGTCCTCCACGAGTTCCGTTGCCGTTTCCCAGCCGTTATTCGGGTCGATCCAGTTCACCTCAACGGCATTATGGCGGTCCTTCAGGGCGCTGAAGCTGTAGCGGAACGGCGCGCCATCATCCGGCATAACCACGTTACTGCGGTGATAGGTCCACACCCTGTCAGATGGTCTGTCCTGCACAAATGTCAGCGTCTGCCCGTTCCAGACAGGCATACACCGCATCGCCGAGCAGAAATCACTGAGCACATCCCACGCCTTACGCTGCGTGGCCAGGTAGGCATTACAGGTGATGCGCGGCTCCGTTCCACCAAAACCGTCCGGCACTGACTGGTCGCAGTATTGCCCGATGGCATACAGCGCCCATTTGTCCACGTCTGCCGCCCCGAGGCGTTTTCCCATGCCGTAACGCGGGTGGGTGAGCATATCCCACAGGCTCCAGGCCATGTTGTTGCTGTATGCCGGTTTAAACGTCCCGTCCCAGATGCCACTGTACTTCCGCGTCTGCGGGTTATAGTTCGACGGTACCTGCAGAATACGCCCGCGCAGATGGTAATTACGGCTCACCTGCTGGCTGCCGAACTGCTCTGAATCCACCTGAACCCCAACCAGTGCGCTGTTCGGATAGCACTGCTTTACATCGATGATTTCGGTGTACGACGACCAGAGGGTTTTGTTCTGCAGTTGGTCTGTGGTGCTATCCGGCGTCATTCTGCGCATCCGGATATTGAACGGGCGCGGCGGCAGGTTATCCACCACCACCGAGGCCAGATACTGCGAGGTGGTCTTGCCCCTGATGGTAATGTCTTTTTCCGTTAACCATGCACCGTTGCGCTGGATCTGAATCAGCAGGCGAACTTCCGAAGGGTTCCGGTCCCCCTTTGACGTGGTTTCCACCAGCGCCTGCACACCAAAGGTAAAACGCAGGCGGTCAATGTTCGCTGAAGTGATGGTACGGGTGATCGGCGTATCATATTTCACTTCCGTACCCAGCACGGTTTCTGAGCCAGTGGATTCAAATCCTTCCGGCGGTGTCTGCTCCTGCTCTCCGGCACGGAATACCACCGTCACACCAGAGATGTTGGCATTACCTTCACTGTCCAGCACCGGCGTACTGTTCAGCAGCACACTTTTCAGCCCGTCCACCGGACCTTCAATCGGACCTTCACTGATGGCATCAATCACGCTCAGCAGCTGCGTCGATTTGAGATTATCCTTCGCTTCACGTGGGGTATGCCCCTTACTGCTGCCTTTACCCATTCCTCATGCTCCAAAAACGACAAAACCGCCCACAGGCGGTTTCACATAAGACTTTTTGCATCAACGGCCAATCACAACGACTTCACCACCATCCCCCTCGTCAGCCGTACTGATTTCCTGGGACACCACCCGCGATCCCACCCGCATTTCGCCGTACAACACCGGCAGGGCATTGCCCTGAGCGACCATGTTGTCCAATGAGGAGAAATAGGTGTTTTGTTTTCCATTGTCCGTGGCTGACTGCCCTGGCATTTTAGGTTTTGGCGCCAGCATCTGGGCCACACCGCCCAGAGCCATTGAAGCACCGAGAGAAAACATGATGTTGCTCGCCGCAATACTTACCCCAGGCATCCATATTGACGCCACAATCAACGCAGCGCCCAGAACGGCCTGAAAAACACCGCCCCTTTTGGCTCCCGCCAGTCGCGGCACTATATGGATCACGGCACCACTTGCCAGCGGTTCATTAAGACGGGCTGATAATTCGGTTTCGCCTGCATCTCGCCCGGCAATCCGTACCTGATACCAGCCATCAATCAGTTTCTGACGAAATGCAGGGATCTGAACAGTCAGCGCCCGGATGGCTTCTGCCCCTGTTTTCACACGCAGGTCGATGTAGCGGCCAAATCGTTGCAAATCCCCGTAAAGGCAGATGCGTGCCATGCCCGGTGCCGCCAGAGGGAGTGTGTGCGTCGCAGCCATTTATCGGTATACCTCTCTCGTTTACTCAGTTGCTCGGGAATATGGTGCAGCAGTTCGCCATTGCCACAATAAATGGCGGCATGATTCGGCACCGATGAGCCAAAACAGCACAGCAGTACATCGCCCGGCTGTGCCGCTGATAACGGCATCTGATACAGCCCCGTCGCCTCCATATTATCCAGATAGAGATTCTGGCCGTTACGCCACCAGTCATCCTCACGCCCGAAATCAGGCATCTCAACCCCGGCCAGATGATAAGAGTCGCGGAACAGGGTGTAACAGTCCGTCACACCGTGCTCAAATCGCCGCCCGGTGAGATGTGGCACACAGCGGAATTTATGAATCGTCCCCCGGCAGACCAGCCACCAGGGCAAATCGCTCTGCACCTGCAGCCGCCGGTCGGCCTCACTCAGATATGGCTGGCCACCGGGATGGCTGTGGACCAGCGCCACAATCTCACCCTGCATTTCTGCCCTCAGCCAGTCCTCCGGCGTCATCCGGAAATAATCTTCCGGCGCACCGGAAATGTTCACGCAGGGAAAATACTTCTCTCCCTCCGGCGTTCTCACTACGAAGCCGCACGACTCCGCTGGCGCACATCGCCGGGCGTGCGCCAGAATCGCTGATTCTGTCTGTGTCATGGGATTTAATGCGAAAGTTTATTGATGGAAAGGAAACCGCCGAAGTTGCCGACGTTGTTACGTAACTTACAACCACTCAGGCACTTGCTGCATTTATCCTTTGTGATATCTGCCGTGGGCTGATCGTACTCATCCGCCACCGCGCCGCCGGTATAGCCACATTCATCGCCGCGGTAACTCCAGGTGCAGGTGTTGGCCAGCATGATGCGCCCCGGAAAAACGGCGCCATCCGTTTCAGCTGGCGTGGACAGCACAAAGGACGCACTTACCGCTGACAGTTCACTGCACTGTTCAATCAGCCAGCGGCTGACCACCTCCTGCTCAGGATCAGCCTCCGGATTACCGCTGATAAAGTTCACCGCATCCAGAAAACGGGCATAAACCTTACGCCTGATGACTGTGCCGCCGACCAGACTCTGCAGATCCTCCACCATACCGGTGACCATTCCGTACAGGTTGGAAACATTCAGCGTCGGTCTGGCGCTTGTACCCTTGCCGTTAAGCTCAAATCCCTTCCCCTGAATCGGATACGCCTGATACTGCCGCCCCTGCCAGGTGACGGCTTCACCCTTCTCATTCTGCTCATTGCAGAAGAAGTAACGATCGCCGCCCACCGTCGTCAAATCAATCTCCCAGAGCACTACGGTCGCAGACTGCTCCGCGCGGGTACATTCATTCAGCGTTTCCTGTTGTATGTCCTGCATCAGTTCACCACCTGTTTAAACTCCGCACTGAAATCAGTGCGAAGCATACTCACCCGCGACGTCCATTTAGCACAGATCACTTTTATCTGCCGGTATCCGTAAGGCGGCGTCCACAGAAAGGCCTTCCAGCCCCCGTGCTCTGCCAGAAATGCTTCCAGCAGCCTGCCTTCATCACGGGTTACGGAAAGCGTCACGCTGTACGTTTTCAGGTCTGCATTCAGCCCAGCTGGCGAACGCTGGGAATAACCATCACCAAACCGCACTTCCCGGAACGACGGTACCGAGGTAACCTCCATTCCGGGCTTAATTTTCCAGCGGAAGGTTTTCATCGCCCACCTCCCGAGAACAGGCCACCGTCACGCATCTGCCCACTCAGCACGTCCAGCGCCGCCTTGCGGGCAACGTCGTAAACCGCTGTCAACGCCTGCGGGCCTATTTGCCCATTCGTACCGTCATTCTGAATCACCACGTTGTTCTTCTGCTCAAATTTTCCGACAGCCTGTCCCCGACTGTCTGCCATGCTGCCCGGCGCCCCCACATAGCCGCCATCGGCATATCCGCGCATCAGCCGGTACAGATTTCCCACACCAATACGGCTGGTTGCCTCCTTCGTGAAGACGAACTCGCCACGGTGAACGATCCCCGCTGGCTCATATTTCCCGCCAGTTCCCGTAAATCCCCCGGTCGCAAAATGAAAGTTCGCTGCCGCATTCTGAATGGCTGTACCTGTTGACACTGATGTGCTGCCTCCGATGAGGCTGCCTACATTACTGACAATCCCAACCATTGCCTGTTTAAGCAGAATTTCTGTCATCATCGACAGTACTGAACGGGTGAAACTGCGCCAGTTCTGTTCGCCACCGGTCAGCATCGCCGCCATGTTCTGCGCGATACCATCAAAAGTCTGCGTTGCCACACCTTTTACCTGCGACAGGCTGTTCGTGACGCTCTCCTCCCATTCTCCCCAGCCTGACATCAGACCAGACATCCAACTGCCGTTCAGCCGGTCTTCCGCAGCCCAGGTTTTCTTCTGTTCCTCCAGTACCTTCTGAAGTGACAGAGGATTATCGCTGTACGCCTCACGCAGCCGCTGCTCCGTCGCCTCACGCTCAGCCTGCCTGTCAGTCAGGCCACGGGATTTGGCATCAATAGCCGCGCGTTTCGCCCGCTGCTGCTGTGCGAATGTCTCTGCCTGCTGAGCCAGCGCGTTCAGGCGCTCCTGATACGCTACTTTGTCGCCCAGGTCAGCCAACTGACGCTTGTATTCCAGCGTCTCATTTTTATGCGCCAGCAGAGATTTTTCCTGTGCTGACAACTGACGCCGTTGCGCTGCGTCTTCCAGTACCGCGTACTGGTTTTCTGTTTTCCACAGTTCCCGGCGTTGCTGGCTGATTTTCTCATTCGCTCCGGCATGTTCCTCCAGCGTCCGGAGTTCTGCCTGAAGCGTCAGCAGAGCGGCATGAGCACTGTCTTCCTGACGATCGCCCGCAGACACTTTCACGCCTGACTGTTTCGGCTCTTTCAGAGTCGCTTCATAGTCCTTTTTCGCCGCAGCCATCAGTGTGTTGTAATCTGCCTGCAGGATTTTCCCGTCTTTCAGTGCCTTGTTCAGCTCATCCTGACGGTCTTTATATTTCTCCAGCGGCGTCTGCAGACGCTCATAAGCCTTCTGCGCCTCTTCGGTATACTTCAGCCGCGACGCTTCAGTTTCACTCTGCGTCTGAGCATTTTTGTCCTGTTTGGCCTGTTCCTCGGCCTTCTTCTTCGCCGCCTCAAGAGCAAGTCGGGCTTTTTCACGATCGTCCCAGTAACGCGCCCGCGCTTCATCATTGACAAAATAGTCATCCTTGCGCAGATTCCAGATTTCATCTGCTTTCTTAAACGCCGCTTCTGCCTTCGCCAGCATCTCCTGAGCGGTATCAGGACGACCGATATCCAGCACCGCATCCCACATGGACTTAAACGCTCTGGCCGTTCTGTCCGCCCAGGTCTCCAGCGTGCCCATGTTCTCTTTCAGACGTCGGGTCTGGTCATCAAACCCTTTCGTTGCGGCCTCATTTGCCGCCTGTAATGCCCCTGCCTCATCACCAGAACGCTGCAACTGAGCAACATACGCAATCTGCTCCGTCGTCACGTTATGGAACTGGCGGGCCATCGCAATAAGCCCTGAGGTCGGGTCTGTGGTCAGCTTTCCAAAGGCCTCAGCAACCTTGTCCGCTTCCACACCTGAAGCAGAAGAAAAACGCGCCACGCTCTGGCTGATGGATTCAAACTGCTCATCACCACGCGCACCGGCTTTCACCAGCGCACTGAGCGCCTCACTGGTCTGGTTAAATGTCAGTCCTGCAGTCTGTCCAGCCCTTGTCAGGACCAGCATACGATCCGCCGTCAGGCCGGACTGATTACCGGAAAGGACCAGCGTTTTATTAAAGTCTGACAGCGTTGAATTACCCTGATACCAGGCATACGCCAGCGCACCAGTGGCAACCGCCAGCGAAGTGGCTCCGACCATCGGCAGTGTGATTGCTCCGGCAAGTCCCCTGAACATGGGGATCATCCCACCGAAGGAGTCTTTCACCTGCCCCCCCTGCTGCAGCAGGATCAGCCACGGACTCTGGCCCCCCGCAAGCTGTGTGGCCACGTCGGTAAACTGCGCAGGCAGCATTCGCATGGCGGCTTTGTACTGCCCGATGGAGATCCCCGCTTTCTGTGCAGCCAGTGCCTGCCGGTTCATTGACTGCTCAACGACTGCTGCTGTTTTTCCGGCATCAGTTTCCGTCCGGGAAAAATGACGCTTTATCCTGGCCATCTGCTCATCGAATCTGGTCGCATCCAGACTCAAATCAACGACCAGATCACTAACCGGTTGAGCCATACCGGACACCTCCTGCAATACCCTCTGATACCGTCATCAGCATTACGTCATCCTCCGTCATACCTGCCACATCAGGGGGGACGGATATGGCTTCATTTCCGTCAGGCCCGAAACGAACCCCACCGGCAAGCCCTGTCGCTTTTCTCATCAGCACATCATCTTCTGTCCCCTCCTCAACCACCCGTTCGTTCAGAAGGCTGAAATCAGACGGATGCATATCCGGATCGCAAAAAAACAGGCTGAGTACGGTGTACGTCAGCCCGGCAAAATGCATATCCAGTTGTGCATCCTGAAAATAATGCGTGTCGTAAAAACGGTGCCAGTCGGCATATTCGGTTGATGACACCCCGGCAAGCATGGCGCGCCAGTCGGGTCGCCCCATCTCACGCGCCAGTTTCAGGGCAAACTTCAGCTCGCCTTCGAATGCTTTCCCGCCGTGATCGGTTCAGCAGTATCCTCCGCCAGTGCCGGAACATCTTCAGTCACTGGCGCAGACATGCCACTCAGACGCTCCACCATATCTGCCGCAGCAGAAATTGCTTCAACAGGCCAGGTGGTCAGCACTTCCTGGTGAAGCTGCTTAATGGCCTCATCCATTGATGGCATCTGCGCTTTCTTCGGGTGGTTGTGCCACAGGGACATGGCCACCAGTAACGCTGCCGTCTTAATGGTGTCTTCCAGCGCCACCCGAGGGTTAACACCGGAGGCCAACTGTTCTTCCTGCTGTTTCAGCCAGGCCAGATGCTCAATACGCTGTAGCGCTGACAGTTCTGAGAGCGTGATGGTCACGCCGTTATATTCAAAGGATTCTGTTTTCAGGAACATTGCTTACTCTCTCCGGATTAACCACCATCTTCCGTAACAGTGATTTCCGCCACGGCGGCAAATTCACCATTTCCGGATACCACCGGGATTTTCACCTTGCCTGCAGCGATACCTTTTACGGTAATGATCATACCGCTCACCGACACGCTGGCTTTTGTTTTGTCAGCAGATGCCGCACTGAAACTGTTGTCGGTCGCACCTTCTGGCTGGAACGCCACAGTCAGGGTGGTGTTCTGCCCTTTCACCACCGACGCACTGGCCGGTGTCACTGTCATGGACGTTGCCGGGGTGACGGTGCTGCGGTCTTCAGCCAGCGACGGGCGCCCGACATTAGTCACTTTCACCGTGCGGGTGATCACTTCTTTCGCGGTAACGGCTTTACCGATGCTACTGACCCAGCCACGAAATACGTCCACCGTGCCGTTCGGGAACCGGATTTTATAGGCCCTAACATCCCCTTCATTAAACCACGCCAGCAGCGCCTGCTGCCCCTGCTCTGCAGGTTTCCACGCCAGCGTGAAGCTGGTGTCACCGGCAGATTTCTGCCCCTGCCCGGTCGCGGTCCAGTCCGCATCTTCATCATCGAGATAGCCGTCGTCATAGGACTCAGCAGTCAGTTCGCCGGGTGTCAGGTCTTTAACTTTTGCCAGGCGCGACCAGTCAACGTCTGAAAGCGGGTTCGCATAAGGGTCACCATTCCCGTTATAAACCCACAGGGTGGTTCCGGCTCCTTTCACCGGCATTGTTGGATTTGGTACAGGCATATCGTCCTCACATTTCGTAGGTAATGACATAAGTCAGATCGGCTGAACTCCACAGCCCCGCATCATCATCGCGCCGGTAGTCATAGCCGCTGGCCACCATACTGGTGATCAAATTTGACAGTGCCGGGATATCTCTCATCACCGGATAAATCCGGGACTCCATCCACGAATCCAGCTCTGAATCCGGCACCTGAGCAGGCAGGAAAACCTCAATATGCAGCTCTGCCTGCCAGGTATCGCTGTCCAGCTCTTCGCCCGTGTATTCAGCGCCGGTGAGATAAACGGCAATTGCCGGAAAATCCGCCTCATCAAAAACAGCGGGGCGACCATCAAAAAACGTCGCCCCGGTATCATGCTTCTCCAGTGCATCCAGTACGGCTGCACGGATATCAGTATGTTTCATCGCTTTATCACCATTCTCAGCTGATGCTGCAGTGCATAGCCCAGCTCTTTCGGAAGACGTTCACGTCGTATCCTTTCAATATTCTGTTTAAACGCCGTGGTCAGCGGCACCGCCATCGGGATTTTCACCACATCAATGGGGTAGCGGTTTTTCCCGTCCACACGCTGCATGACATGCCACCGGCCATTTTTCAGTCGCTGAATAAAAGCGCCGGGGATACGGCGATTCCCCACTACAAGAACACTGCCGCCGCCTTTCAGCGAAGAACTCTGCCCTTTTTTCCTGCGCTTACGGCGGGACAACACGACCCTCGCGTTACCCAGCTTAATCACCGGTAAATCCCCCCGGTTAACCCTGATTCTGGCCTGTGGATTTTTGACCGTGGCCCTTTTCAGCCTGGCCCTTTCCTTTACCAGTTTCCGGCGTACCTTTGTCTCACGGGCAACCTGTGACGCCGACTGCGATATCGCGGATGAAGCAACGCGGTTAATGGCCATTGCGGCGGCACCGGGCACCGCCGTTTTGCTGATACGGCAGAGGTTTTCAACGGCCTGCTCAAGACCTTTTATGGCCATACATCCCCCTTTCAGCGGCGACGGTTAACGGCAGGCGGCACGCCCCGCCCCAGCCAGAGATGACAGCTTCCGCCATCATCCGGCGAAACCCGGTCTATCCAGAAGTTTTCCTCACCGATGGTCAGCGTGTCTCCACGCCGCAGCTGCCGCACATCATCAGTCCGGACAAACAGAGACGGGCTGGAGCCTTCAACACGCACGCCCGGTCCGGCATAGCTGATATTTTCAGGGTCATCAAAAACACCACGTATCACAGCACCGGACTGCTCACCGGATGTAATGGTGGCTGACGTTCCCATGTACCCGCGTATCGTCTCATCGGCGCGGGCAATGGCAGCATCGAACAGATTATCGAAATCAGCCACAGCGCCTCCCGTTATTGCATTTTTGCCATACCACGTTCTGTCATTTCGGCTGCCACACCGGCAGAGACACGAAACACCGTTCCCGGCAGCACAAATGCCACAGGTTCATCCCGCGTGGCGTGAAGTGCATCGGTATGCAGCGTCACCAGTGCCACGACCGTGGCCAGATCAGCCGTATCCTGAATAACGGTATCCGGCTGCGCTGATACCACATCATTTTCATGCCCGGTCAGCGCATTTTCCGGACGGGAAGACTTATCCTGGCTGTCTGTGTCATCCGTATCACCAAGCTCCTCTTCCAGCTCTGCCACACGAAGCGCCAGTTCTTCTTTCGTCCCCGTCAGGCTGACATCACGGTTCAGTTGCTCACCCAGCGACCGGAGACGGGTAATCAGTTCATCTTTCGTCATGGACTACTCCACAGAGATAAAATGGCCCCGAAGGGCCATGATTACGCCAGTTGCACGGACACGAACTCATCAGGATCAGCCAGCAACATCAGCGGTGCTGACTGAATCATGGTGAACTCCCGCGCCGGATCGCCGGTGGTCACCCAGTTTTTCGGGTAACGGGCAGAGGCATTAATGCCCTCACGCTGTGCGTCCGCATCCTGAATGCAGCCATAGGTACGCAGACCACGTGCCTGAGTGTTACCCAGCACCATCGTGTTGTCTGGCAGGAAGTTCTTTTTGACGCCGTTTTCCACGTACTGTCCGGAATACACGACGATCGCCACATCGCCATACATCCCCTTATAGGACACTGCTTTGCCCAGGTCTTTCACCGCTGTTTCCAGCTCGGAATTGGAGCCGCGACGGGTATCCAGCTTCTCCTTGACGGCTTTGAAGGAACGGAACAGCGCCCAGCCTTTCGGATCGAACACAATGATATTCACCACACCGCTGGCGTTCAGCGCGTAGGCTTCGATATCGTCGGTCGGGTCATACGTGGCCTTGTCACGCTTGCTCCACTCCGTGCCGCCAGACTGCGTGATGTTATTCGCCTCATCACGCCCCATATCCACTTCAACCGGTTCGAAGGCTTCACCGGTCATGGTGTATTTGCCTTTAAGTACGGCAGAGACCGCCTGCATCTCTTCAACCTGAGCAATCGCCATCTCTTCGTCGCGCATGTTCTGCATGATGATGCGACGGCGACGGTATGCCGGATCCGCCAGATTCTGCGGGTCTTCATCCGGCAGGCGACGCAGGGTCATCTGCGGATTCACCTCATGCTTCGGCTTGACATAACCCGGAGTAAATTCAGAGGTAGAGCCGCCACGGGAGCGGATAACCTCACCGGAAACAATCGGTGAAACGTACAGCGCCATGTTTACCAGTCCCGGAATTTGTGAGAGATAGACTTTCTCCGTGGTGAAGGGATAGCTCTCGCGGAAAAAGAGACGCAGAAACAGTGGATCAAACTTAAATTTCTGCTCATTTGCCGCCAGCAGCTGGGCGGTTGTGTACATCGACATAAAAAAATCCCGTAAAAAAAGCCGCACAGGCGGCCTTTAGTGATGAAGGGTAAGGTTAAACGATGCTGATTGCCGTTCCGGCAAACGCGGTCCGTTTTTTAGTCTCGTCGCTGGCAGCCTCCGGCCAGAGCACATCCTCATAACGGAACGTGCCGGACTTGTAGAACGTCAGCGTGGTGCTGGTCTGATCGGCAGCAACCGCCAGAATGCCAACGGCTGCACCGTCGGTGGTACCATCCCACGCAATCAGCTTCCGGGTGGAGGTATCAGGCATCAGCGGGGTCATTGCAGGCGTTTTCGCACTCAATCCGCCAGGTGCGGTTGCTGTATGAGCCGGGTCACTGTTGCCCAGCGGCTGGTAATGGGTAAAGGTTTCTTTGCTCGTCATAAACATCCCTTACACTGGTGTGTTCAGCAAATCGTTAACGGCATCAGATACCGGGTTACCTGCAGCCAGCGGTGCCGGTGCCCCCTGCATCAGACGATCCAGCGCAGTGTCACTGCGCGCCTGCGCACTCTGTGGTGCCGCGGCCAGAATGCGGCGGGCCGTTTCCACGGTCATGCCGGGGGTTTCTGCCAGTACGCGCGCCTGTTCTTCGCGTCCGCGGGCCTCCTCACAGTTGAGGATCCCCATAATGCGGCTGTTTTCTGCCGCAACCGCTGCGGTGATCTGCGCGTTCACGTCCGGCTGCGCTGCGCTGGCATTTTCGCCCTCCTTCGCTGGCACCACGTCAGTGACGTCAGCCTGCGAAGCTGTGACTGAAACAGCTGTCGGTTTAGTCTCTTTGGTCATTCGCCCTCCTGAGAGTCGGGATTTACGTGCATCCAGTGCATCACGCATGATGGTGATTGCATCGGTGCTGTTGACAAGTTCATCAGCCAGTCCGGCATCAATGGCCTCCTGACCGCTGTATACTGCAGCTTCGGTATCCAGCACGGTCTGCACAGACAGGCCGGTATATGCCGACACCTTCTGCGCAAACATCTGGCGGGTAGTATCCATCCGGGACTGCAGTGCTTCCCGGACGTCATCCGGAAGATGGCTGTAGGGGTTGCCATCCACCTTATGGCTGCCGCTGTAAATCAGCGTGATTTCCACACCCTGTTTCTCCAGCGCAGCACCGTAATTACTGTGAGCCATCATGACGCCGATGGAGCCTGTACGTGCAGTCTGCGTGACCAGACGCCGGGTTGCGGCACTGGCAAGCAGCTGACCTGCACTGCAGTTCATGTCGTTGGCCAGCGCCCATACCGGTTTAATGTCACGCACACGGACGATGATGTCAGCGCAATCAAATGCTCCCGCCACCATCCCGCCAGGCGTATCCATATCCAGCAGAATGCCGTCCACCATCGGGTCGCTGGCAGCCTGTTGCAGACGGGCGATAATGCCGTTGTAACCGGTCATCCCCGAATACGGCTGCAGCGCCCGCGTTCGGCTGACCAACGTACCGGAGACCGGCAGCACGGCGATGCCGTTCATGACCTGATAACTGCGGGCCTGTCGTGGCCCGTCATCATCACCGGATATCGCCAGCGTCGCGAGTGCCTCTCCGGCAGTCAGACTGTCGCCGGACACCGCATCTGTCAGGCGGCTGATACCAAGCTGGCCAGCAAGCGCACAAAAGAAAACCCGCGCATAGGCGGGTTCAAGCATCAGCGGCTCATTAAAGGCCATGCTGGCAATATGCGGGAGATTACGCAGCTCTGCTGTCACTCTTCTCCTCCTCTGTTGATTTTCGCAGTCCGGATTCAAATGCCGCCGCCGCCCAGGCGGGCGGTTTAAGACCGGCAGCCCGACGCTCCATCGTTTCACGGACCTGCTGGGCAAAAATTTCCTGATAGTCGTCGCCGCGTTTTGCGCACTCTTTCTCGTAGGTGCTCAGTCCGGCTTCTATCAGCATCACCGCTTCCTGTACTTCTTTCAGACCATCAATGGCCATACGACCGGAGCCTATCCAGTCGCAGTTTCCCCAGGCACTGCGGGCCTCCTGAAAGCTGAAGCGCGCTTTTGAAGGTAACGTAACCACGCGGCGAACGATGGCCTCTTCCAGCCAGCACAGAAACATCTGGCTCGCCTGACGGGATGCGACGAATTTTCGCCGCCCCATAAAGTGCGCCCATGACTCGTTCGCGCTGGCCCGTGCCGTGGAATAGCTCATCTGGGCGTAATTTCGGGAAAGCTGCTCATACGAGACACCCAGCCCGGCAGCGATATACCGCAGCAATGACTGCTCAAAAACTGAGTAGCCGTTATCCGTATCCTGGGCAGTTTGCAGGTTCAGTGAGTCACCGGGCATCAGATGCGGCACTTTTGCGCCCCCAAGACGGACTGGCGCCGCTGAGTAATACGCGGCAATTTCACCAATCCAGCCAGTCAGCTTGTCCCGCTGCTCCTGACTGTTCGCGCCAAGAATAAAATCCATCGCTGACTGCGTATCCAGCTCACTCTCAATGGTGGCGGCATACATCGCCTTCACAATGGCGCTTTGCAGTTGCGTGTTCTGCAGCGTATCGAGCATCTTCATCTGCTCCATCACGCTGTAAAACACATTTGCACCGCGGGTCTGCCCGTCCTCCACGGGTTCAAAGACGTGAATGAAGGCGGCGCGCCCGCCGGGTAACTCACGGGGTATCCATGTCCATTTCTGCGGCATCCAGCCCGGATACCCGTCCTCGCTGACGTAATATCCCAGCGCCGCACCGCTGTCATTAATCCGCACACCGGCACGACAGTTCCGGCTGTCGCCGGTATTGTTCGGATTGCTGATGCGCTTCGGGCTGACCATCCGGAACTGTGTCCGGAACAGCCGCGACGAACTGGTGTCCCAGGTAGCCTGAACGAACAGTTCACCGTTAAAGGCGTGCATGGCCACACCTTCACGAATCATCATGGTAAACGTGCGTTTTCGCTCAACGTCAATGCAGCAACAGTCATCCTCAGCAAACTCTTTCCAGGCTGCTTCAACATCGCGGGAAAAAGCACGGGCTTCTTCTTCCCCGATGCCAAGATAGCGCCAGCTGGGGCGATGACTGAGCCGGAAAAAAGACCCGACGATATGATCCTGATGCAGCTAAATGGCGTTGGCGGCATAGCCGTTATTGCGCACCAGATCGTCTGCACGAGCATTGCCACGGGTAAAGTTTGGCAGCAGGGCTGCATCCACACTTTCACTCGGTGGATTCCACGCCCGCAGCTGACCACCAAATCCGCTGCCACCGCCGTGATAACCGGCAAATTCACGCAGCGATGTCCTGCCGTCCGGTCCAAGAAGGGTGGAGATGGTGGATGTTTTCATACATAAAATCCTGCTGGTCCCCTGCGTCGCTGTGTCATGCCAGTCTGCACTTCCAGTTCAGCAATGTATTTTTTCAGGTCAGACACGGAAGTGGCAGTAAACTCCACTCTCCGCCCATCTTTCTGTACTGTTGCCACCCGTTTACCTGTCATCAGGTCATGCAGTGCCGCACGGGCAGCGGCAAGTTCTTCCTGTCGCGTCATTCATCCTCTCCGGATAAGGCACGGGCGTAATCTGCCAGTGTTTTCTTGTTGGTTGCTGCACCATCCTCTTCTTGCAGGCTCGCCAGCAGTGCGCTGAGATTCAACTGCCAGCGGGAAATACTGATGCGCAGCGCCGCCAGCGCATAAACGAAGCAGTCGAGTGCCTCATTGCGTCGCTTTTTGCTGTCCCACAATATTTTTTTCTGCCATCCACCCATTTTTCGACCTGCTCTTCGGCAGTCAGCTGCTGCGCTTCGGTCAAATCAAAAATATCGGGGTTATTTGGGAAGTGAACGGCACCGGGAAGCGGTTCACCCCCTTCCGGCGTCAGTGTGAAGCGGTTATAAATCTGCTCTTTCGCGGTATCCGTACCGATTTCGGTAAGGTAAACCCCGTTTTTATTTCGCTTACGTGGCATGCTGGCCACCGGCTTGCCGTAGACGGATGCCCCTTTGATGGGGATCACCCGGAACAGACCATGCTTTTTCGAGCGTTCATACACGATAGTCGGGTCAATCCCACCGATATCCCAGCAGATACGGGATATCGACATCTCTGCACCATTACGGCGGGTATAGGTTTTATTTATGGCCTCATCCATACGCAGCAGCGTCTGCTCATCATCATGGCGGCCCATCATAATCTGACGGTCAATCAGCCAGCTTTCCTCGCCCGGCCCCCATCCCCATACGCGCATTTCGTAGCGGTCCAGCTGAGAGTCGATACCGGCGGTCAGGTAAGCAACGCGATCAGGAACGGGCGCTGAATAATGCTCTTTCCGCTCTGCCATCAGTTCAGCATCTGGACGTTCGCCTATTTTCGCTTCCCACGTTTCACCTAGAGTGGTGTTCACGAAGGTTTTACGTTTTCCCGTATCCCCTTTCGTTTTCATCCAGTCTTTGACAATCTGCACCCAAGTGGTGAACGGGCTGTACGCTGTCCATATGTGGAAGGTCACACTGTCCGGCGGTTCCATTTCTTCACCGGTAGACGAAAACCAGCGAATGCCATCACGGGTCCAGATCCCGGTCTTTTCGCAGATATAACGGGCATCAGTGAAGTCGAGTTCCTGCTGCCGGATGACGCAGGCATTATGCTCGCAGAGATAAAACACACTGGAGGGATCATCCGGCGTCCATTTGAGGCCAAACGGCGTCTCTTTATCGCCAAATTTAAGATACTGCTCCTCCCCGCAGTGCGGGCAGGCAACATAAAACGCATAAAATGCGGGGATTCACTGGCAGCACGTTCAATCTGGCAGGTGCCTCTCACTTTGGGAGTGGAGCCACGAATGGACTTTGGCCAGACTGAGCCTTCAATACGCTTGTCACCCAGGAACGTCGGGGAGCCTTCCTGTTCAATATCATCATCAAACGCAGCAAGTTCATCATAACCCGCCACATCTACCGACTTTTCACGGTAGTTTTTTGCCGCTTTACCGCCCAGGCACCAGAAGCCACGACCATTAGTAAAACGCTTCATGGTGAGCGTGTTATCCCGGTGTTTTTTGCCATACCACGGAGCCAGCGCCAGCAGCGACGGAATATCACGGATGGTCGGCTCAACATGGGTTTTCATAAAGTTCTCGGCATCGCCATCCGTCGGCAACCAGATAAGGGTGTTGCGCTGCTTATGCTCTATGAAGTAGGCATAAACACCCAACAGCATTTTGGAATAACCGACACGGGCAGACTTCACCACATTCACCTCGCGGATGTAGTCGCTGCCCATCGCATTCATGATGGCCCGCTGAAAGGGCAGTGTTTCCCAGCGCCCTTCCTGGTATGCGGATTCTTTCGGTAGATAGTGATTGGCATCCGCCCATTCAACGGCGGTCTGTGGCTCCGGTCTGAACAGTGAGCGAAGCCCGGCGCGGACAAAATGCCGCATCCTGTTAACCTGACTGTTCGATATATTCACTCAGCAACCCCGGTATCAGTTCATCCAGCGCGGCTGCTTTGTTCATGGCTTTGATGATATCCCGTTTCAGGAAATCAACATGTCGGTTTTCCAGCTCCGGAAAACGCCGCTGCACCGACAGGGGTATCCCGTCGAGAATACTGGCAATTTCACCTGCGATCCGCGAAAGCACGAAAGTACAGAATGCCGTTTCCACCACTTCAGCGGAGTCTCTGGCATTTTTTAGCTCCTGTGCATCGGCCTGCGCACGCGTGAGTCGATGGCGTTCGTACTCAATAGTCCCCGGCTGGAGATCTGCCTCACTGGCCTGTCGCAGTTCTTCCACCTCCCGGCGCAGCTTTTCGTTCTCAATTTCAGCATCCCTTTCGGCATACCATTTTATGACGGCGGCAGAGTCATAAAGCACCTCATTACCCTTGCCACCACCTCGCAGAACGGGCATTCCCTGCTCCTGCCAGTTCTGAATGGTTCGGATACTCGTACCAAAAATGTCAGCCAGCTGTTTTTTGTTGACTTCCATTGTTCATTCCATGGACAAAAACAGAGAAAGGAAACGACAGAGGCCAAAAAGCTCGTTTTCAGCACCTGTCGTTTCCTTTCTTTTCAGAGGGTGTTTTAAATAAAAACATTAAGTTACGGCGAAGAAGAACGGAAACGCTTGAAACCGGAAAATTTTCATAAATAGCGAAAACCCGCGACGCTTCCGCCCCGTAACTCTCCGGATTGCCGGAAAGGACCCGTAAAAATGAGAAAAACCATCATCCACACCATGGCAACCAGCATTATCGAAGCCTTCACCGAAGGGCTGTTGTAAGACCAACAAAAAACCGCCCGAAGGCGGTTTGATATAACTCTTGAATTTTAGTTTGAAACATCACCATGCAATCTTTTGAACAAGATATTTCGCATATCATCAGAATCTATAGGGTCAAGATTCATCCATGTGAGCTTCTGACGATCTTCTGTAAAATCGTATTCAGAGAAGACACCATGAATATCTCCCTTTTCCGGAGAGTACAATATTGCTATGGCTTGAGCCGGACAGTTATGCGGCATGCAACCAGAAAGTGCAAGATACTTACTACCACGGATAGTAATTTCGTTCGCTGGGGTGCTTGTGCCACCATCTTGCACCCACAATGGTAAATTACGTTTGGCAATTAGGCTCTTATAAGCCTTCCCGGTTTCTTTACCTTGTACAAAATCGAAAAGGTATGGATTTCCTTCTGCACTAACCGCCAGCGGAAGAAAAGCCAACATCGCAATAATAAATTTATTCTTCATACCATTACCTTCATTCCATTAAAGACTAGAAGGAGATTATCTTTTTTTTGTTATTTTGTCAGTTGCTCAGGGAATTCCTACAATAATGCAAGTGATCGATATCTGATTTGCAATAGCCAGAATCAGAATCAATTATTTAACAATATCGCATACGGCAGGATTTCATGCTTTCCGGATAACCTAACCTACATCATTTTTCAGCAAAATATTCTGTCAGAATGAGTGATCAATTCTGCGCACACTGTCGAACGCCATCAATAAGCTGGCAGACCTGAGATGCGGTATCTAAAAGCTGACGCGCTTTTTCCAGGCTGACACAGCCCACTAACAAAAAAGGCACCAGTATCGCTACCAGTGCCCATCTTGCCGCCGCTCGTGGCGTTCGGTGTGTCCAGTGCTTTCGTTTCATATTGATACGCGCTCTTTCATCCAGCCATAGACAAACGACTCATTGGCCTCGCGTTTTTCTGCCAGTTCAAGATAACGCTCGCCCTGCGTGCAGTTCAGCGCCATCAGCATCACCCGTTCGCCGTCTTTGCCTCGTTTTTGCAGATAACCCCGTAACGCATTAATGGTCCGTGGGCCAATGCGTCCATCCGTATCCATATCCGGATACAGCTTCCCGCCTTGGTTGAATACGTTCAGCCAGCGCTGAAGCATCTTTGTTGCTACTGACGGTCCCATATTCACGCCCGTATCACACAGCTCGGCGGCAATATCGGGGGATAATGCGGAAACCTGATCGAAACGGGGTCCGTACCAGTAATCAGCCTCGAGAATTTCCAGCGCCTGTCCTCGAGTCAGGTCGCGCATATTGCCCTTGTATCCGTGAGCCCGGGCAGCTTTTTCAGTTATGCCCCATTTTGTCGGGCCACCCTTATCATCGGGATGGTTTACGTAGCCACCCTCTTTTCCGAGGATTTCATCGAAAATTATGTCCTTTGATTTCATCTCAGTTCCTCAGTAATGAAAGGATTTTTGATACATTCCCGCGCGCCCATACCACCAGCACACAGAACAGTAGATTACCCAGCGCCATCCCCCAGCTATCTGGAAGAGGAAGACCACACAGATAACTGAGCGGCGCTACCGCATAAACAAGCATCAGCAGCCAGGCCAGCCACGACACCAGCGGTTTATGTGTCGCGTCTTTTCTGCGGTAAAAAAAAAGCGTCAGCACGATGACCGTGCATAACGCCACATTCAGCAGTCCTGGAATATTACCTGCCATTACCACCTCCCCGCAGGCGGGAAAACAGCCCCGATATCAACGAACCGATATCCTGCTGGTGGATAAACGACAGAATTTTTACTGACACCACCGATACCAGTACCGCACACAATGCTTCAGTTGAGGAACCGTCATAACCTGTTTTCGTTGCAAGATATGACGCCAGCGCCTTTGCCCCCAGCACGCCAATGATGAATGACACCAGAAAATGAGCGGCCACCCGCCAGGCAGAAAGTGCCTGTGGCATCGTGGCCACAAACAGCGCCCCGGCAAACGCACCAAACACGATCCCGAAATCCGTATTGGTAAACAGACCGAATGCCGTCGCCCCTCCAAGCGCCGCAGCCGTGCCCGTCCCGGATAAAGGTTCAGACATAATGTTCTCCTGTAAATAAAAGGACCGCCTGTGGCCCATCAATAACACACACGAATACACACAAAATATTGCGTCGTGTGTATTCGTGTGTATAATAATTTTCAGGCCAGGAGGAAATATGAAATCTACTGACCTGATAAAGGAATTGACCGCTGCCGGATGTGAACTTAAAAGGCATAACGGAGGGAGCCACCAGATATGGTGGTCACCCATAACAGGAAAAACTTTTCCGGTACCGCATCCCAAAAAGGATTTACCTCTCGGCACAGTCAAATCCATTAAAAAACTGGCGGGGATCTAATCCCTGCCCTCTCTGGAGGTTGATATGTTCTTCTCAGTGGGCGTCGAGACGCCGAAAGATGAAAACACCGCCTACGGCATGATTGTTCCTGCGTTTTCAGCTTACGATTACGGCTGCTTTTCCGCCGCTGACACACAGGATCAGATTGCCCCAATGGTGAAAGAGGCCATCCTGATGGTCGTAGAAGATTTGATTCAGAACGAAAATATTTCTGTCGAAGACATCAAGGATGCAGGTTATCTGGTTTATTCGCTTAACCCAGAATATAAAGACTTCGACAGCTGGGTTATGGTCGACGTTGATTTGTCAGAATTCGAAGGCAAGCCGCAGCGCATAAACATTTCATTACCTGATACGCTGATTAAGCGAATCGATAATGCAGTGAAGAGCAGCAACGTTTATCGCGACCGCAGTCACTTCATCGCTGAAGCTGCCCGACACGAACTGAAGCAATAATGATTTTATGGCCCCGGATTACCGGGGCTTCTTACATTCTGAAGCGCTCGCGCTAATCTCACCTATCTGCATCAACCCGCAAATTTACCGTACTGCGCTACTTTTCAGACCCAAAAAAGCCCGCCTGGCGGCGGGTTTAAGCTGTGCGGCAAAGGAACCACTCTTAACACGATACAATAGTTTTTGCGTACGCGTTAGCATTTTTGTTAAAGTATAAAAACGTAATCAAACCATTATGTTACCAATACAATGAAATTCATCCAAAAACATCCAGCAATAGCTTATACAGTAATTATTATAGTTTTTGCCTTAATATATAATGTTGCTTGGATTGTCAGTCCAGATTCTTTCGTAAAAAACAATGCACTCAACTCTACACCTGTATATGATGCTATTAGTTTAGCATATGCGAACAATGAGGTGAAAAAAGAAGCCACAGCCAGTGTTTCAAGAGAAGTATTTTCAGAGCAAATCTTAACACTTACAAATCAATTCAATAAGATAAATATTGAAAATTTAGAACTTGAACAAACATTATCTCAACAGCAAAAAAAATTAAAAGAAATTAGTGAAAAGCAATCAATAGCGCGGGGCAAGAACACAGAAAAATACAAAGAAGACCGTTTGAAAGATTTACACGAAACGCTTGTCATTAAAAATAATGAACGTGCTACCATATCTTCTTTAAAAAACAAAACAAATGAAAGTCAGATTAACATTATGCTGGCCGACAAAGATGTAGAAATAGCCAAAATAAATCTTGAAATAGCGTATAAAGAGAATGATGCTAATGTCTATATCTTATCTAATTTCGGCAATTTTAACGATCCGGCAATCAGTAAAGAATTTGATGCGACCACTAAAGAAATTGAGAGAACAAGAGAAAAAATAATAAACAACGAAACAAAAATAATGGAAATAAGAAATAAATCTCAATCCATGTTGGATAAACTCAAAAAAGATGAGCTTAATTTTTTTGATTTTTTATTTTATAGCATAGGAATATCTACAACGACAACCTTTGGTGATTTATTAGCAAACTCAAGATGTATCAGATTTTTAGTTTGCGTGCAACTATTACTATCAATAATAGTTTTAGCTAATGTAACCCAAAGATTTTTATCCAAAAAATAAATAAGGCCCTCAAAAATGAGGGCTTGCTTTAATATTAACTTAATAATAATAAAGTTCCATTCAAAAATCCTAGTGCAGTTTGCAGTTCTTTCCTTATAGTACCATCTGAACATTTCCGCTTCTTCGCGATTGTACGGAGTGAAATACCAATCACAAAGTGGGCAATGATCAGCTCATATTCGTCTGGCTTATATTTCCGCAGGCAGGCAACACAGCCGTCTATCATGATGCCTTCATCATCATCACACTTGAGGCGTGACTTTTTACCATGTGGTAAAAGTCCCTTGAAACCTGCCGCTATCGGCTGCCAGTCCACCCCGCTGTTCTCTGAAGCCGCCCAGGCTCCCCAACGATCCATCACTTCATACATATCACGCATCAATTTTCTCCACAAAATCAGGCCAACACGCCAATCGCCAGCGCGCGATCAATAAAACGAAATATCAGCTCCAGTTGGGAGCCATACTTCTCTTCAAATGCCACAGTGTCCGCATGCAGTTCGTCGTGATGCTTTCTGCACAAAGGCATCACAAAGAGATCATGCGCTTTTGTTCCCATCCCCCCATGACCGTGGCCTATCAGGTGGTGGGGATCATCGGCGGGCTTTCCGCAACATGCACACGGCTGAGTCTTAACCCAGCGCGTGTACTTCTCGTTAACCCAACGGCGACGTTTTGGGCGTAACATAAATGACTCTGGTGACTCAGGAGCAACCTTCAGCGCCAGAACCTTTTTCGCTTTATCCTGGACAATGCTGGTGGCAGGGACCGAGGGCACCAGGTCACTTTCACGGGTTACCGATTGAACTACTGGCTCTGGCATTCTGAGGGCCTTACAGGCTGCGCTTTCCGGCAGAACATCAGCCAGTTCATAACGAACCAGCCACCAGCACAGTTCCGGTAGCGTAACGACATGGTTATCATCAAAACCGAGATCCCGACGAACAACAGACAGCACCCAGCGAGCACAGTTATCCGTTGCCATTGATTCCAGCCGTTCGGTGAACTGATCGCGCAGCTGGTTATCGCAATGCCAGCACAATCGGAGCGCCCCTGGAGCGTGACGCATTGTTGTCACGTGCCCACTGTGCCAGTCAGAATGCGGCCACTGACAACCTTTCTCCCGAAGCAACCAGCTTTCAAGGCTCTCTACTCCACCAGCTCGACGAATAACAGATTCATTGCGGAAAACCTCCCGAATAACGGGATCCTCAGCTAATGGTTGTGATGCCGCCGGAACGGCACCACTGGCAAAAGATGAATAACGCTCCGGCTCTGGCTCCAGCAGGACACGCCCCTGCATAAACAGGGGCATCAGCTCTGAACCGGGCCTGAACAATACAATCTCCATACGCGGGGCAATTTCAGGAGTCAGTAACGCTCTCACGATTACCTCAATGAACGGTCTCAAGCAGCTTTAACAGCTCAGGGAATCTGGACTCGAAGAAATGCGGCTGAGTCTCGCGCGGGTTTGCCGGACTGGTGATGTTCTTGCCGAACATGCAGCCCTTCGCCGTCAGTGACCAAAATTTTTTAATGCCGTTGATTCCTGTTCGGCTGTATCGCTCACGATGTTCAACAATCCCCAGCTTCGCCAACTGGTGATATACCTGGTTTGCCGTTATGCGAATACCGTGCTGTTTCAGCAGCGCGCTCAGTGAAAGAGTTGGACGGCTGGAGCCATCCGGCGCGCCAACAGGAACATCAATGGCATACTGCGGAGTCAGATTTGGCAGGCCAGCAGCATCCTGGAGTTTCTGGCATGCGCCCAGTACCGATGAATTGGACAGGTTTAACTCTTTGCGCATAAAACCCAGCAGAATCACCCCCGCCTGTATCTTATCGGCTGCCATACCCGATGACTTTTCCGGAGCACTCGTTACCTGGTCGAAGGTGCGAATCACCTTTAAATGGAATGACGGGCTGATCCACATTGCATAGGAGTACACCAGTTCTTTGCAGACATACGTCCCCCGGTTATTTCCGCCATGAATAACGCTAACCGGGTCCATGTTGACCAAGTTGCTAATTTGCAACTCGCTAATTAAGCGTCCTGTTTGCTCATTACGGAGCCAGAACGTAGGTTTATGTTTATCCAGAGAGCCAGCTGCGCGGTGCAGATCATTAAGACTGTATCGACCATAAGCATCACGACGAACTTCGATACCATCAATGATCATCAAATTATTCATGCTTTGTTTCTCCTACTATCTGGCGGCTGCACCCGCCGTTTTTTCGAACCTGCTGATAGTTATCTCAACCTTCCCTTTCGGGATAACCGGCCCCCACTCCACCAGCATTCTTTTCACCTGGCTGTCGTCCTCCCACACACCCGCGTGGGTCAGCGCGTCAAACAGCGCTTTGTTATAGTTGTCCAGATCGCGGATCCGGTTGTCCGGAGGAAACAACACGATTTCCACTGATGCTGGTGCTGTCGTTGGTTTCGGTAGACGACGTAATTGCTCAATGATGGCTTCGCACGCTGCACTCTGGAATTTACGCCCTACCGCACTTATCAGGTTTCGTCCTGCAAACGGTCCTTTATTGGGATGCCGCCAGTAAGTGTTCACGCTGGGCGGAAATGGCAAAGTCAGTTTCATACCTTCACTCCCCGTTCATGTAGCCAATGGATCGCACGTAATTTCGCGTTCTCTTCGTTGGCAAGTAATGCGCGGATAATCCCGGCAGCTTCGTTGTCTTCTACCGCTGCTGTGTGAAGCGTTATTCCCCGCGCCACACCACGCTTTATCGTGATGACGCCTTTTTTCTCCAGTGCGCGGAGCTGTTCCACAGCAGCATTCACCGAGCGGCAACCCAGCATGGTGGCGAGTTCCTGATTGGTTGGCGGAAAACCACGCTCTTTCTGGTAAGAAATCAGCATATCCAGCACCTGCTGCTGGCGTTGGGTTAACACAGTCATTCGGCCCCCACATAGTTCCCTGACAGATACCATCCATCAGCCGACACAACGATCCTTTTGCTTTTACGTAAACACCGCTCACGGCGTTGCAGGAATTTGTTTCGCTCCGGCTGAGAATGGCTCTCGCAGAATGCCTCCATCCAGACCGTTGCTGCGCGTCGGTAGAGCCCCTTCGACTCAAGCTCTTCGGCCTTACGGGTCAGCCGCAAAATCACCCGGGGGTCATTGGTGCCGGTATAGCAATTCCGCACCGGTTTGGTTGCAGCGATTGGTTCCTCGTGCAGTGCATAATGCCTGTGTGTCTCACCTTCGTAGCGATGAGCAACGCGCCCGCTCTGGCGTAACTTGCTTGCGGTCTGCAAAACGCACCGCCGCGGATAACTTTCAAAAGCGTTTGCGATGTCGCTGGAAGTGCAGCCCGGGTTTTCCTCAATAAATTTTTGAACATCTGCCATTAGACTCATACTCACCCCCTGAACCCTGCTGGGACCTGGCTGTAATCCACGCTGTCGTAGTTGGACTTGAAAAACGGATCTTCACGGTGTTCACCGCGAGCAACGTTGGCTGGCGACAAGCGCAGAGATAACTCGTCCCACTTTTCTCGCAACTTAGACGGGCTAAGCACGTTACGGCACCAGAACGGGTCACGGCTGACCCTGCTGTACATCTCGCAGATTTGCTTGTGAGTACGCCCGTCCTGAACGCACATCAGGCGGATTTCGTTTGCCCAGGCTGTCCAGTTCGGTTCTTTCGGACGAACCAGTTCACCGTCACTCTCGGCGGCCTGTTCGTACAGGGCGATGATTTTTTTCCAGAGCCACTGCGCGCAGGTCAAATCAGCGTGCGTTCCCCACTGGCGCTTTTTGGGGCTGAACACGACAGCGTCCGGATGCCGGGTTAAAAACGCCTGGTCAGCCGTCTGCTGGTCCGGTAGCGAAGCGTCCGGACGAGAAGTGTTTTTATCTGACGGATCTGGTTTTAATACTGACGGATCGGGGTCAACCATTGCCCCCCTAACCCGGGCATTTTTATCAACCGTTGACCCATCAAAATTTGAGGGGTCAATTTTTGACGGGCTAATCATTGAGGGGTCAAAATTTGACGGGTCAGTTTTTACCCGGTTAACTTTTCTTTTCGGTCTGTATGCTTCACGTGCAGCCGCCGCCGCAGCTTCGAGCTTCTCGACATTGATTTGATAGATATTGCTCAGATTGCGGCCACCTGCTTTACGCACCCTCTTTGTGAGCCAGCCGTCTTTCTCAAGCTCTGCTATCGCCGACTTAACGGTTGATTCACTTTTTGCGCCAATCTGGCGGCGGATAGTTTCCACAGCAGGCCATGACAAGCCCTCGTCATTACTGTAATCAGCAAGACGAGCCATCACCGCAACCCTGGACAAAATCATGCCCGTAAAGGCACATCCCTCCCATACGAGGCCATGCAGCTTGCTACTCACGCTGCACCTCCAATACGTTTAAAGTTCCTCCCGGAAAGAAACGCAATGAGCGGATAGCTGAGGGTGTAATCGCGTCCCAATAGTTCGCAAACCACCTTTTGGCTTTCAGTATCAACAAGACTGACACGCATAACTTGACCACGGCTTGTGGCATACCACTGTCCTTCACAAGGACAATCACGATACTGACTGGTGAAACGGTTAATAATCTTCCTGATCATTTGCGTCCCCTTACCTCGGAAGGGTTCGGTAATAGATTGATGAGACGGGCACGCGCCGTAGCGTCATTGATGCAGTCATACAGATGATTCTGGCCCACAGCCTGACCGTGTCCTCTGTGGTTACTAATGACCTGGCCATTTGATAATCTGCATTCATGCCGTAACAACTGGTGTACAGCCATGCCGACCACCAGCTGTTGCGACACAAAGTTATTTGCCGTTAAACTGTTCATGCGTTAGTTTCTCCACAGTCACGACACGCCACGGCGCCCAGAGCTGCACACTCGTGGGCGTCATTACTTTCTGGGGCACAAAAAATCTTGTAGACCAGCGTGGCGTGTTCCTGCAGCTTCGTAATAGCCCGGAAAAGCTCATCGTTGATGGCTATCCGTTCATGAAGCTCCACCACCCCATCTTCGATTGCTAAACGTATTTGCTTTGAGTAGCTTCCAACCTGTTCGATTGCTTCCAGCAGACGCTGGTTGATATCAGCGTTCTCCACTTCCTCAATTTCCGGAAGTGATACAAAGACACCATTCGCAGATTGCGCTACAGCATCAGCAATATGGTGAGTACCACCAGCACGTTGTAAAACCATTGCCCAACCAAGTGGGAAGATCTGATCGCCGTCTGCGCGGAGGCGATTAAAGAGCGCGTTCTCTGTTACATCCAGCCAGTCAGCGGCTTCTGCATATCCCCCTGGCAGCGCCGCGATAGTTTTCCTGACAGCCTTCACATACCACTCAGGCTGTTTTTCTACTTTCCAGTGATGTTTACCCACGGTAGGCTCCATTCTTTTGTGGTTACCGTTATTCAACTTATCCATTAGATTGTTCATAAAGTTCTGGTCGAAATGGCAATCGCCCACACGTTCTGTACGCAGCTTCAGCTGCGCGCCCTTTTGGAATTAACTGACCAGGTCGGTTTCTCCACTGATATACAGCCTCAGTTGTAATGCCGAAAAAGGCAGCAACTTTTTCAATGCTACCGAAGTAGTTTTCAATATCGTCAGTTGTCATATCGCCCCCAAAAACTAAGTTTTATTAGATACTAATAATCAATTTATCTTAGGTCAATAAAATCTAAGATTACTTAGCTCTTAATAATAATGGTGCCCCTATGGAAACGGTTGGTCAGCGTATAAAAACCCTAAGAAAAATGACCCGAACCTCCCAAAAAGAGTTGGGTAAATTTTGTGGTGTAAGTGATGTTGCTGTGGGGTACTGGGAGAAGGACATTAATGCCCCCGGCGGAGAGGCCCTTTCAAAACTGGCAAAGTTCTTCAATACGTCAATAGATTACATCCTTTATGGTGCCGAGTTTGAAGGCAAGCTTATTACGAACATGCGTAGGCTTCCGGTAATCTCTTGGGTTCAAGCCGGTCAGTTTACAGAATGCAAGGCAGCAGAAGTGTTTGGTGAAGTAGACAAGTGGGTAGAGACATCTTTAAAAATCGGTGATAGCTCATTTGCATTAGAGGTTAAAGGGGATTCCATGACAAACCCTAATGGGCTTCCAACAATTCCAGAAGGTGCAACAGTGATTGTTGATCCTGATGCAGAACCTCGTCATGGAAAAATCGTCATAGCACGACTTGATGGAACAAACGAAGCCACTGTCAAAAAATTGGTTATTGATGGCCCTCAAAAGTTTTTAGTTCCATTGAATCCCCGTTACCCCAACATCCCTATCAATGGTAACTGCCAAATTATTGGTGTAGTCAAAGGCGTTCAATACGAACTCTAATCCCCCTCTCTTCATCTTATAACACCAAGCTAAGAAAAGTTTGGTGTTACCACTTGCCATTAAAGCTAAGTTAAATTAGATTTAAGTCACATTGATAGCACACAAGCAGGACGCCGACGAAGTGGCCACCTGGGAATACGAAGTCGGGATGATTCGTTAGTAACCATAAAGCGCCCTATCGGACGCTTCGCTCTTTAACAATCTGGATATCCCGCTCACAGACCTATAGTTCGATTATCTGGTGGGTTTGGTTTCCGATTCATTTTTAGATCTGTCTTACATGATGGGCACACAGAGTGTGTGTAACGTTCTGCCCATGATGTGCTCGTAGGCTGCAATATTGATATTTTCTGGTTTGTAAAACAATTAGGGCAAAGGTGCACAGTAATCTCCGCACCACCCACTATTTGCTCCTTCGAGTAAACAAAAGAACCGGATTCAAGCTGATTCAAGACATATCCTTCAGCCTTGTTTTCGAAATCTTCAAATTCTGCGATTTTTGCTTTAAGACGCGCAGCCTCTTCGTCACGAAGACGGATCACATCACCAAGAGAGAAGCACTCCGCCTGAAGCGTGATTAGTTTGTTCTGGAGTTCAATGGTTGCAGCTTTAACTTCTGCATCCGTTTTCGCGTCATTAATAACCTTAGCGAGACCAGCAGTCTCCTTTATAGCGGCCATAGCCGCAGACAGTTCAGCTATCACGTTGAATACTCTGCTCGTTGTTGGGGATATCCAGATTAACCGAATCCTTGTTGTTGGGGAATAACCAGGTCCACCTTGCCTGATGTGGCTAAAAGCAGGCACACAACAGCTAAGTGTTTTCAGGAATGAGAGCCTTTAGCGTTGCTAATAATCCAGTAACAACAGCCGCTGCTTTGGCGGTACCAGTTTTTTCCTTAGTCCTTTCTGGTACCGCCCTTTTTACAAAACAGAGAAGAGTATCCCCGGATGACGGTGTCATAACCCGATCCATCCTAATAGTTGTGGCCACAGGTGCTCTTCTCTGTTTTGTGGAGAAACTAACCGACCGTGCAGGGTCGATATGCAGAGACTGAACAGTTAGTGAAGTAATAAGGTGATCGCATATGCTTCAAATGTTAACTCTTGAAGAATGGGCTACTGAAAAATACAGAAGCAATCCTCCAAGCGTGTCCACATTGCGTCGTTATGCTAAGCAGAATTTATTTTGTCCACCGGCCATGAAACAAGGTCGGTTATGGCGAGTGCGCGAGGACGCCGAGTTAGTTGGGGAGTTGGTAACTCCAGTAATCAAGAAAAATGACTCATTACTTTTGCAACGGATTTTGAGTGATGGCAGCCAGACCGCGTAAGAATAATGTTTCAGTCCCAAACTTATATCCCCTTTACAGCAGAAAGGTAAATAAAGTCTATTGGCGATATAAGCATCCAGTAACAGGAAAATTTCATGCGCTGGGAACGAACGAAGCAGAAGCCATCGCTATAGCTACTGAAGCTAACACGCGACTTGCCGAGCAAAGGACTCGGCAGATTCTTGCTATCAGTGACAGGATCGCAACCAGCAAAGGAAAAGCGATCACAACGTCAACTTGGTTAGATCGCTACCAAGCGATCCAGGATGACAGGCTGAAAAGTGGTGATATAAGACTCAACACCTATAAGCAGAAAGCCAAACCAGTATCCTTGCTCAGGGAACGAGCAGGAATGAAGTTGATTTCAGCCGTTGATGTAAGGGATATCGCACAATTGCTTGACGAGTATATCGCTGCCGGGCAACCGAGAATGGCGCAAGTAGTCCGCTCCGTTCTAATTGATGTATTCAAAGAGGCACAACACTACGGGGAAGTCCCCCCTGGTTATAACCCTGCATTAGCCACCAAACAGCCCAGAAGAAAAATTACCCGACAACGGTTAAGTCTTGAAGAATGGCAAAAAATCTTTGATATCGCAGATGCGAGTCATCGTTATATGGGGAATGCCATGCTGTTAGCACTGGTTACCGGTCAGCGATTAGGTGATATCTCACGTATGAAATTTAGCGATATTTGGGATGATCATCTTCACATCATCCAGGAAAAAACCGGGAGCAAAATCGCCATCCCGCTTTCTCTTCGTCTCAATGCGATTAACTGGAGTTTACGCGATGTAGTAGCCCGCTGCCGTGACTATGCAATCAGCCCATACTTAGTACATTTTTTCCGGTCAACTTCACAGGCAGAACGCGGTGCTCAAGTTAAATCGAATACATTAACAATGAATTTTAGTAAGGCAAGAGATCTGGCTGGGATCGACTGGGGTGAAGGTACCCCCGCTACGTTTCATGAACAACGCTCTCTATCTGAGCGTCTTTATAAAGAACAGGGATTAGATACTCAAAAACTGCTTGGTCATAAAACACAACAGCAAACTGACCGCTATCATGACAATCGAGGTAAAAGCTGGGTAAAGGTGGCGTTATAA